CTTTTGATATCTTCTTTACTATATCCTTTCATTAGTAATGATCCTCAAGTCCTTCCTGTGGTACAGGTTTCCAACCCTTACCATAATACCTTTCTAATGCATTATGATGTGGTGCGTCTTCATTCACCTTTATCTTCTTAGGTGGTGGAGATGGAAACATCTCCATCTGTATCTCAGGTATAGAAAAAGTGTCACCACCTTTTCGATGATGACACCAATAGAATGTGCCGTTTTCTTTTTTATATAAGTGGTCTGCCTCATGTGGACTCAACAGTACCATCTGTACAATCTTATCACCCTTTTCAATCATCATAGACTAAGCACTCAGGCTCGTCTGGATTCTGATCGCAGAATAGTTCTAAGCAATTTGGATCATGGTGATCACCAGCTTCTATCTCTGCTTTATGGTGGTCAGCATATTCTATAAGGTCGTGCAACTCTTCTTTAAAGTGACGACGAGCAGCAGGATTAGTTAGAGGATCATCCAATAACTCTTTATCATGCTGTATGTGTTGCTCTATAGTTGTCATGTTTATCTCTGTAGAGTGTATAGTTATTTATTAGTCTACTGTCTTCGGTACTGAGTCCCTGACAAGGTATAACCTGGATGTAAGACCTTCTCGTTTGTATATGTGAGTTAATCCAGCGATAACATATTTACCACTAAACCTCTGGTCCATCTTAAGATTCTCACCCTCTTCTATTGATGCAGGTATAATAATATTAATTAAATTACCAGCAGTTAGAGCAGAGTTACCTGGTACCTCTAAAATCAATTGAATTGACTTAAGTAAATTATACCTCGCTGCTGCATATTGTGCAACTGCCATTGTGTCGATATTCGGATTTGTACCATTGTTAGGGTTAGCAGTACTAGTTTGATTCTTTAAACCAGGTAGACATCTTATCTTCATCCGAGTAGGTTGTGTCTTCTTAATATCAAAGAAGTCAGGTATCTTATATGGTGGCATCTCCTCTAAGGTATCTGCCTTTCCAAATATACCATTGAATGTTAATACTCTTGCTTCATTTACAGTACCACCTGGTGCTGGTGATAGTCCACTACCTCCAGTAGCAGTGACAGTATCAGTCTCAGCATCCTCCTTCTTACCAGATACAGGTACGAAACTATCCCTCTGAGTTGCTAATGATATACCAATAGCAGCAGTCTTATAGGTACCCATCCTCATGTTAGATAGATGGTTTGCTTTATCAGGATACTTAATACTCTCTATAGCATACCTACCAAGTGTACCCATACCCTCCTGTGATTTCTGGACGTAGGTATAGGTGTATACATTCTCTCTATGTGCATGTCCCTGACATATACCATCTATAGATCTAAAGTTAAATCCATTCCTATTCTCCCAGAATAAGAAACCAGACTGCTTATTAGATCCCTTACTCTCTGTCAGTCTACTGACCTTATCTGATAAGAAATGAATAGCATCACTAGGTTTCCAACTACATGCTAAGAATGTATATTTAGAATGATTCTCAAAATTCTTTGCCTTTATCTTATCACCACCCTTTGCCTTAAGATAGGTCTCACAGATATATTTTGGTATACAATCCTCATCTACAGCACCATCACCAGGTCCAAATCCTTTGAATACCTTATTCATCTCATCAACATACATCTCAGGAGATACACAGTGTAAAATATACATCTGTCCTCTCTCACTCTTAATAATACTACCGATCTTAAAGACCTGCATCTTAAACTTAAGAGGCTCCTCCTTCATTGCAGCACTGGTAACTAACTCAACATCAATATACTCACCACCAAGTAGATTCTTATTAAAGTCTACAGCATCAAATATACTAAAGTCACACCTTAGGAAGGATGACTCAATAGACTCATGGTACTCAAAATCTACCACTAGATTTCCGATGTCCAGTTTATCTCCACTGCTCATCTCCATCTCTAATTTCTTTAGCTCAAACTTTCTGGGGTCTTCATAGACTTCCTCCCCAGGATTATAGGTAATCTCCGTGAGACTATTATGAAAGGCTTGTAATACTTCAGGTAACGACATCTACATAAACTCCACAGGATCTGTCATAAATTCAGGCAACAATCCATACTTAGGTTTTATGAATTTGTCAGCATCTAACTCATGGTCACTAGGTATAACGAAAGGTACATCACTCTGTGATCCACTCTCAATAGGTGGTGCAGACTCTTCCATAGCAACTACCTGAGGACCATCTAATGCCTCTTGTAGTTGTTTAAATTTCTCTGTATTCTCTCGTTGTTGTGCTTCTTCAAGTCTATCACCCTTTAATCTATCTCCTATACGAGCAGCACCATCCATCATGGAGCCACGCTTATCTAAATCAAATTTATTACCAGTTAATGTATCAGCAGCACCTGCTAACCACCTTGCTATACCTGATGGTTTACCCTCATCATCCTTCTGAGTAAGAGTATCTTTTACTCCACCTATAAGATTAGATGCCTTACCACCTACCCATTTAGCTGCTTTAACCTGAGGTAATGCATTAAAGGTATTCTTTAACCACTTACCACCCCATGCATATGGTTGTAGTCTCTGGTCATATGCCTGTGGTAATGCATAACCTTGTCTCTTTGCTTCTCCTAGGCGTGTCTTAGTTAATCCAGGTCTCTGTCTAGTTGCAGGAGTATCAAATGGTACTACAAACGCACCACCTGATGCCATCTTAGATCCAACCCACTCTGTGCCATGACCTATGAATGACGTACTTCTTCCACCATCTAATGATACAGGATAACCTGATTGAGGTCCAGATATCCATCCACCAGACTTAAATAGACCACCCTTAGCAAAATCAAATCCATCACTCTTAGTCTCAGTCTTTTCAGTCTTAGAATCTTTAATCTGAGGTGCAGGCTCTACAGGATTACCATTACCTTCACCCTTTAATTGACTAGAATACATCTCTTCAATCTTAGGTGGGAAGGTGTTACCCATCTGCTTACTCATACCTATGATTGCCATCTGTGAAGGTAATAATTTATCTCCTACAGGCATACCTGCAATCAAAGTAGCTTTAAATTGTTTCGATGCTGTTTCCTTACCCTTAGGTGGTGGTGAGTCAGACTTACTTACCTTATCCTCTGGTTTGGATCCATCATCTTTCTTATCTCCTCCTTTACCACCAGTGAATAACTTAAGTACCGCAGTCAATGCTTTCATACCTAAGAATAAGGGCCAGAATAGTACCTTAATACCTGTGCTAATTATTTTACTAATGATAGGCATATGAGGTTGAATTGCATCAATAATACCACCCAATACTTCACCTAATACAGTGAAGAATTCCTCCATTGGTTTCTTAATCTCTTCAACCACACTACCAAAGGTATCACCAATCATCTTAAAGAATTCACCTATAGGTTTAGTCAATGGTTCTATCAGTCCACCAACTGCCTTACCTACAGTACCACCTGCCATACTACCGATCATACCACCCAGTGCTCCAGCACCAGGAATTCCAGTCATGTTACCTAATGCTGCTCCAGCGGCTTGACCACCAGCAGCACCTACAGCAGCACCACCAGCTTCAGAAGTACTACCACCACCAGCTTTAACAGCACCAAATGCAGCAGCACCTGCTCCAGCAGCTAATAGTCCTTTACCTAGACCTGAGTCCATAAACTTACCAACCTTCCCGAACCTATGTCCAGTGGCTTTCTTAAGTTTAAATTGTTTTAACTTATCTTCCTTACTACCAAATCCAAAGAGACTCTTCAGTCCATTACCTAGTTTACCAATGATACCACCAAGCGTCTCAATCCCTTTCTTAGGATTCTTGAGGAATGCAAATGCTGCAAATAGAGGTGTAGCACCCAGCAGAAACTGGAATATACCAAAGAAACCTTTAAGACTTATGGGATTCTCAAAGAAATTAGCGAGTCCGTCCAGCATATTACCCGACAGGAACCCTACGATATTAAATATAAACTTACCAATCCCCTCTATAACCTTAAAGAAGGCAGTAACTTTCTTAGGATTATTAGATATCCAATCAAATATCTTATAGGTTATAAAGGTACCTATAAGATTACCAAATAGACTTAGTATAGTACCAAAGAGACCCTTACCCACTGCCTTGGTCTTCTCAGCAAATGCAGTACCTATCCTCCTGAGTAATGGATCCTTCTCAGTCTTATTCTCTGCATCATCTCTCTCAGTTTTCTTTCTTCTATCCTTCTCTTCCTTATCCTTCTTCTTTGTTCTAGTAACTTTAGCTTTATCTGCTATCTTCTCTTTCTTTGTTAATAACTTATTATCCTTTATCTGTGATCTTATATTTGACTTCCAACTTTCTAATGTAAACTCAGTGTTCTTAGCAATACTATTAAGAGTCTGTCCAAGTGAATTAATACCAGCAATGGTGGTATTCATACCAGCACCAAAACTTTTCTCAACCTTACCTAATCTAGTAGCAGCAGTGAGGGGAGTATAACTTGTCTGAGCACCAGAAACACCCTTATAAGAGATCATCTTATACATTGAGGGCTTAGATACTTTTACTGTTGGTGCCATCTATTAGCAAGTAAACATTGGTGAAGTTGGTGCATACACAGGCACAGGGTTATTCCCACTGTTATTTATTACAGGTTGTCTGATTGTACGTATTAATGTTCTAGGAGCAGGCATAAACTTCTCATTATCCTTATCCCTTTGTGCTTTGTATTGGAATTGTTTTAGGTGATTCGTTCTCTGATCAGATAAATCTCTCATCTGATCAATAGACATAGCTGACCATCCAGGTTTTGGTGCTGGTTCTTCTGGTGCTGGTGATGATACTATTTCTGCTGCATCCTTCTTATTACCACCAAATAATCCCTTTATACCTTTACCAAGTGCACCTATACCACCCATCACTCCCTTACCTATACCTTTAACAGCATTACCAACACCCTTAGCACCTTGTAATGCCATCTTAAATGGTAGTTGTTGTAAATCTTGAAGTTTATTATTACCTCTCTTATCAAAATCGAATATACCACCTGTTAAACTATCAGCAATACCACCCATGATACCCTTAAACCCACGTCCCTTAGGTTTAGATGCTGTTGTTTTCTCTCCTTCTTTATCTTCTTTCTTAGTTTCTTTCTTTACCTTATGCTTACCAGCAAGAATCTCCTCAGCAGTGTAACCAACATAGGTGTCACCAGAGAACATCCTTTCTCCTGTACCTTTAACATGCTTAGGTACATTAGTAATCTTATACTCTATACTTCTGATATAGTTCTCAACATGAACCTCATCAGTAACCACATACTTAGGTTTCCAACCCTTAGGTGGTTTCCATGGTCCTCTCTTCTTACCAAATAGTCCACCCAAGAACATAGGTGGTGGTTCTGACTTAAATATATTAATAGTAGTACCACTACTAACCTTACCACCTTCTGCCTTCTCGTCTAAATCATCTGGTAGTTTTACATCTCTACCAGGATCCTTTTTCCATATAACATCCCATGCAAATCCTATAGGATTCCTCAAAAATGCAAATATATTCTTAGCAGCACCTATAATAAACTTAAGTATACCTCCTATAATTTTAATTGCACCACCTAGTATAAACCCAATAAAATCTAACAGTGGTTTCAATCCCTTCATTAAGAGACCACCCAACTGACCTATAAACTGAAATAGTGTGCCTAGGAAGTCACCTACACCTAGATCTGCAAATATACTACCTATAAGATCCTTAAACATCATAAAGGTGTCTTTAATAGGTCCAAATATTGGTTTAATTACTGGTAGGAATGTCTTACCTATCCACTCTCCTAAGAATCCACCTAAAGCATTACCAACTATAGGTCCAAATGGTCCTAAGAATGGTGTTAATAATGCAGCACCAACCATTCCACCTGCTGCCTGACCCATACCTGCACCTATTGCTTGGGTTGCATCTTCACCCTGCTGTATACCAGCGAAAGCACGAGTGATACCACCAACAGCAGCAATACCCTTCTGCATGCCAGGTTGCATCAACTTACCACCAATATTCTTACCTTTCTGTAAGTGAGTGGCTCCTACCCTCTTTCTATGTGCACCACCAAGTTTCCTTGCATCGTCATGTCTACCCTGTTTCTGTAACTTCTTCTGCTGTTTAGCAACAGACTTCTTCTGTGCCTCATACTCTTTCTTAGTATAGATCTTACCAGTCTCTTTATCTCTATATCCTGTCTTCCTCCACATCTCATAATTCTTTGCCTCTACCTCTCTCTTGGTCTGGTCACCAAATATCTTCTTGATCTTCCTACCATCAGTGAAGATCTTCATAGGGTTAAGTAGATACCTAAGAACCCCAAACCCACCTACGAAACTAAGGAATCCAAATAAGAATCTAAAACCTCTCTTTATCGGTCCCTCCTTGAAGTTACCGAACATATTACCAAGACCACCAAATAAAGCATCTACTCCAAATCCTGCTAAGGCAAATGCAAACTTACCTATCCCAAAGATCACCTGAAAGACTTTCTTTGCTTTCTCTGAGTTTTTAGATAACCAATCAAAGGCACCATACAGTACAAAGAAGTTGAACAATGGTCCAAGCATCTTTGCTAGTCTACCAAAGAAACCTAACGCCTTCTTACCTACCTTTTCTTTTAATCCTTCATTCTCCTTATGACCATCCTCTATACCTTTCTCTGCTAACTTCTCTGCTTGATCTCTCTTCTTCCTCCTGAACATCTTTGTCCAGTTGGATAACCACTTCTTAAATCCTTTCTTCTCTTTAGCTTCTTCACCTACTACCTTATCTACTCTCTCTTCAGATTTATCTGACAACCACTCTTTCTCAAACCTAATAAGTTTGTGAGTCTCTACCATATTATTAGCAATAGACTCTGTTACTTCACCAGTACGATTGATACCCTTCCGAATCTCATTGAAAGATCCAGAAAAAGGCCCATCATCCTTGGGTGGTTTAATTTTAACGAAACTCTTGATTGCCATTTATAGGGACATCCCCGATTCTTCTTTTGCTTGCCGTCTTTCCTCTTCTTGTATATGAGCAATGAGGAGATTCACGTAAACATCTCGTTCCCACGGTATCATGTCTTCCAACTCAGTTAATGAGTATTTGTGATGTTGCATTAATGCGAAATTAGTCTTGTAATAATTTTCAAGACTGTCATGCATTAACGCTACTCGAAAAAAGCCGCTAGACCCTCAAGCACCAGATCACTCTTAACTTTCGTTTCAGGATTAGTCACACTCAAAGTATATGATAGTTTAGGCATTGTTTCAAAGAAAGATTGCACCTTCTGAAACTGCTCTGCATTGAGATTCTCAAGAAACTCTAATGCTTCCTTATGTGTAAAGGAATCATATACCTCTTCTGAATCATATACTTGGTCAATACAACCAGCAGCTAATTCAAAAACATCATCCATTGAAGGATTATCAGATAGGTTTTGTTGAATGAATACATCCAATGATGGATATTTCATCTTAAGACCTACATTCCCATCCAGATCAATTTCATTATTATGCCCATCAGGTATATTAATGTCCACATCTGCTAGTGGAATGGTCACATTGACTTGAGTCTTTTCATCATCTGGACATGTAACTTTAAATTCACTTGTCTCACCAACAGCAACAGATCTAATCTTAAGGAAGATATATTCAATCTCGAATGTAGCGAGACTTTCAACCTTAGTCTTTAAATTGGTGCAGTTTTTAATAATGGTCTTCACTGCTTTAACCATCTGCTTGTTGTCTTGCGACTCCATAGCAAGGTAAAGTAGTTTCTCTTCCTTCACGAGGAAGGGACGGTATGATACTTTTGTGCCTGTAATAGGCAACTTCATTTCATACTCAGGTATGGCTAACTTAGGTAAAGGCATAACAATTAATTATATTATCTTTATTTAGGTGCCAAATCTAGCTACTGCTTTTTGATTTTGGCTAACACCTAGAGCACCCTGTGCATCAGAGAACCCGTTAATATATCTATCAGGGGTATTATCACCTAATACATCATCTGCAATAGTGTCAAATCTATATCTTTCATACTTAAATCCTACTTTAAACTTGATTAATCCTGCTGGAGCATTACTAAAGGTCAATCCTCCCAGATCACTTGGATATGCTCCAAAGAATTGCCATACACCTGTAGTCCTATTAAGTCTAGTTGTATAACGTTCTCTATTAACGTTAATACCATCATAGTTAACAGGAGATCCTAATTCCCACTTAAGTATCTGTATATTAGTAATATACTCATCATAGAAGGTAGCAGTATTCTGTGCATCAGATGCAGTATAATTCATCCACTTCTCAAAGAATGTGCGATGAATCAAATCTTTAGTTGTTACAAACTCTATACTTAGGTCTGAGTTTGCTTGATTAGTTGCGTATGACCACTGCACACCAACATTTGTCTTTGATTGTGATGTAGTAACTCTTCTTCCAGGTAAAGTTACAGTATCAGCAAGATAATTCATAGCATCATAAACACCACGTTGATCCCTCCTCAGGGTAGGATCGTTTGCTGCTAATACTGGTGGCATAAAAATATCTACGCCATACAGATTGGACCTAGCAGGCTCCCGACCAGTCGTGGTGAGTAATTGCTTAAAATCTTCAAACCCAGTGCTCATTTGAGTCTACTCCATATAATGCTGCTTGGTACTTCCATAGTCCTACCAAGACCTTTAGGTCTTATAACAAATTGCTCAACTGGAAGTGGTGTCATTTCTCGAAACTCTTCTTGAGGTACATTATATGCTCTAGTGACACTAGACATAAAGTATTTATGGTGGCAACGCATAGGATATGATATACCACCCGAAGCCCAACTATTTGCCATGCTTCTTCTACTGTTGGGCCGTAGATAATGCATATTCCCGCCAGAGAATTGCTTCTTCTGATAGTCCACATCCGTGATTAGTACCATAGGGAAGGTATCCCAGAATGGTAAATCTGGTGTTTGAGCTGAATAATTGAAGAATACGATATCTCCTACAGTAAAACCTCCTTCATATGACTCTAGTCCATACTGAAGTTGCTCTCTATACCATTGTTTTGACTGTTTTATACCTCCAGCGAGGTCTTTGACATCTGTGAAGATACTCATACGTTTAAATGTTTCTCGGTTAGTATGATAAAGCTCATTCTATGATCAGCACAATATGCTCGTGCTGCTCTCCATTTAGCACTATTTACATTCCAAGTCTTAACTTCACTCAAAAACGCCCTAGTTTTCTTCCGTTTGCGTGGGGGTTTAGTCTGTGCAGCTGGTTTGACCTCAATGATTGACCTGGCAATCCTTCCGTCTCTGGTCCTCGCCTTGACATAAAAATCGGGATAATAACGATGGATACGATTATCCAAGGGAGACTTATATGGAATAATAATTTCTTCACTTCCC